TCCACTTGCTGGTTTCAAGTGCTGCTGTTCTGGTCAGAGAAGCGATTTGTATTGCGTTAAAAGAGATTCCAGCCGGGCTATAACGTTCTCCCCATCCAGTGAACGGCAAATCTCGCGTGGCAGTACCAAATCCAGATCCGTCGAGGGTTGTTGTGCTGCTCGTTGAGCTAACGCTAGTATTAAAAGATACAGCAAGACTAAGGTTCGCTGCGTTGGTTGCAATGTTTGCTGCGTTGGTTGCAATGTTTGTTGCGTTGGTTGCAATGTTTGCCGTATTGATTGCCACCTCGGCCCGCAGCTCGTCTTGCAGCGTCGGCCAAGATGGCCCGCTTTCTAGGCTGCCGTTAAACGCCCAAAGCGCAACGATGTCGTAGTAAAGAGTATTTTGAGTGTGAGTTGTATAGATTGACAGTCCTTGCTCGTTCGCCGCTACGGTAAGCGTCAGCTTCAGTAGCTGCGGAGTCGAGGTTGTGGTGGTAACGCTTTGATTATTGACATTGGTAAATGAGTTTTGAGTGCCGACGAATGCGCCAGGCGAAGTGGAGTGAGTGCGCCCATACATTTGCATTGATGCGCCGTTGCCGGTCACCAGAGCGCAGATTGTTACCTGGCTGCCGAGTGTTGCGCCAAGGTCGCTAAACCAGATTGCAGGGCCGTTCAGTGGCCCTGTAGTCGCCGTTACGTTTCGACGTAAAGCGTTCCCATCAAAGATTGTGTTGTTGACTAGGGACCAGCTGCCGAACTGCCCACCAATCTGTGTGTACCACCGATTTCGACCGTAAAAGCTAAAAGCATTCAAAGCTGTCAACTTACGGAAGAAAGGATCGGGCCAGCCGTTCAACTTGCCCGTCCATTTTGGCTGTGGATCTCCCAAACCAGTCGGCTGCACGCCGCCGGTATAGCCCAGCATCAGTACTCGGACCTTGACGCCGCTAGCGGGAGCTTCGCTGAGTGCCAGCGTGTTACCAGTGAGGCTGTATTCACTCGTGGGCTGAATAACTCCGTCAGCAGATACAAGTAAGGATTCTTTGCTCGGCGGCGTCTGCGTCAGCGTGAACGCAGTCTGCGTGCCGTTTCCGGTAAAAATGTTTTCGGTCTGCGTGACGCCTTGAAGGTAACGAGAATCAGCTTGGCTTTTAGTCCAGACGTCATCAGCGTTGGCGCGTTCTGCTAACTGGGCCGCGATGTTGTTCGCAAAGTCGGGATCGTTGTTGATTGCATCGGCCAGGTTATTAAGCGTATCAAGATTGCCAGGAGCGCCGCCCACTACATCGTCGATCAGCTGATCGAGCTGCGTGACGTCCGCGTCGATCGCATTAAGCGCATCGCGCAGGCGCTGCACGTCCTCAGCCAGGAGGTTCGAGGGATGCGGGAGCGAGTAGTTCCGGCCCGTTGTGCGGTTGTCGATTGCCATTGGATCAGACCATTACAGCGCGAATGTTGCGCACCTTGGGCCGGGCGGCCGCGGTGCCGGTGAGGGTGAGCTTCACCTTGGATGCGGTGAGGCCCACGATGCCGGTGTCTTCGTAGACGTACTCCACCCAGCCGTCGCCGAGCTGCGTGGTTGAGTCCAGGGTCATGTTCTGGAAGCCGGCCTGGTCGTACTGCGGCGTCACCGAAGCAGCGCCAGGGGCCTGCGCTTCGTAGATTACGCGCATGGTGCTCCCACCTGCGCTGACCTGGAACTGACGGCTCTGGTAGAAGGCGGACGTGTCGAGCGTGCCCGACAGCGTCTGCACGCCAGGGAACAGCGCAGGGCTGCTCGTGCTGGTGCCGCGCAGGACCGCCTGGATCTGCATGGTGTCGCTGATGCTGGTGGCGAAGTTCAGCGCCTGGCCCGGGGTGAGGTTGAACACCTCGCCGGTGCTGCGGGTGTAGCGCAGCGTCACGCTGGTGTCGTTGCTCGGCAGATCCACCGGAGCCAGGACCAGCAGGTCGGTCATGTTGGTGACCGTGATGGTGCCCAGGTTGACCAACTGCTCGGTGGCCGTGAAGCTGGCGCCCGCCAGGCGGAATGTGAGGTCCTTCTCCTGATGCGGGGTCCAGGTGCTGTTGTTCGAGCTGCTGAGCAGCACGCCCACGGTGTAGGGCTGAGCCGTCACGAAGCGGTTGACCGTGCTGTCGTACTTGCCGAGCTCAGCGACGCGCACCGCGTGGGTGCTGTCGTCGGTCATCAGCACGATGAAGTATTCGACGCCTGACTCCAGGTAGACCGGCGTGCCGAAGTCGGCGCGCACCCAGGTGTTGGTGGTGACGATGTTGGAGCCCAGGATCACGGCGTCCGCCACCACGGTGCGGGAGGGGTAGCCGTTGTCGGACTCGCGGATCTGGACGATCACGCGGTTGCTGTTGGAACCCTTGGCCGCGAACTTGAGGTCGACGCCGGTGATGTGCCGGGCCTGGGTAAGCGTGAAGCTCTGCGCCAGGGGGTCGATGTTCTGCCACCAGAAGGTGGTGAGCGTGGTGGTGATCTGGTTCCAGCGGCGCACGCGCAGCGTGCCCTGGCCGGTGTATTCGCCAGCGCCGTAGGACCCCTGCTGGCCGAGGAACTCCACCAGTTTGGTGCCGGCGGGCACGCCTGCAGGCACCTGGAAGCTGCCAGTCACCTGGCCGCTGCTGTTGGCCGTCACGCTGCCCGAGAGGATGTTGGTCCCGTCGAACCGCAGCTGGGTGAGCGCTTCGTTGGCTTCGAAGCCGTCGACGGTGTAGTTGACCTGCCGCTGGCGCAGCGTGGCGATTGCAGTGCTGGTGTCCTGCACCAGGTTGGTCACCGTGCTGGTGCTGGTCGATGATGCATTGCCAGACCCTTGCGTAATCGCCTGAGTCGTCGAGGTGGTCGCGTCGTCGAAGATCGTCCAGAGGTCGATGTTGGGATCGAGCCGCACCCGTGCAGGGATTGGGTCGAAGTTGGCGTAGGGGTTGATCGCCATCTCGCCCGTGCGGAGCTCCTGGCTGATCAGGTACTGCTCCACATACGGCAGCAGCTTGGTGGTGGTGTTGTTCTGCGCAGCGAACACCGGAGCGCCGGTGATCCCCAGCTGCAGTTCCTGGTTCACCACGACCGCGTCCTGCGCCACGCCTGCATCGCGCAGATCAGCATCGAGCAGCGGATCGGTGAAGACGCCGTACTTCGCGGTCGGCTCACGGGAGCTGATGTCGCGCTGGAGGCGCTCGTCAGCAATCAGCTTGTAGAGCTCGACGACCGATTCCTTGATCTGGCGCTGCTCGCGCATCGACACCACGCGGGTGCCCACGTTGTCCACCTCGGGGTTCGTGGCGCTGAACCACTCTTGCCGCACCTCGGCGATTGCCAGCTGGGTGTCAGGAACGAGGGGAGCAATCGGATTGAACGCAGAGCTGACGCCCTTGATGCGGTGGAAGTAGCCCTCCTGATCGAGGCTAAGCACATCAACGCGCGGCATCTTCCACTGGTAGTCGGTCAGCACCAGAGTGCCGCTCACCGCGCCAGTGATTTGGAAGGTGCCAGCGTCAGCGTTGATGCTGGCTGGCGTCACGCTCTTGAGGTAGCGGTAGGTGACGCTGTAGGTGCTGCCAGGCGCAGGCTCTGCGCCGCCGGGCGACCAGTCGACTTGGTCCGCGGTCAGCACGTAGTCGGTGCCCGGCGAGTAGGTGGTGCCGCCCTGGGTGACGCTCTGGATGCTGAGCACCGAGGTGTCAGGCAGCGCGTCGCTGGTGCCGGTGAAGGATCCGTGGGTGACGGTGACAGTGCGCTCAGCGGTGATCACCACATCGACCACGCTGCTCAGCGGCTTGCGGCTGGTGGTGATGGTCTGGGCCCCAGTTCCGCTCGACACGCGAGGCTCGTTGCTGATGGTCTGCAGATCAGGGTCGATCGGATAGCTCAGCGGGGTGGCTTGAGGCTTGTCGATCTTGCGGCCTTCGACGTTGGCGACGCCGTCCTGGACGCTGTAGACGTAGTTGGTGTTGGCGTTGTTTTTGCCCAGCGGGATGACGTTGAGCCCGCGGACGATGTAGCTGCCGTTGGCGTCGCGGTCATAACGAGCCAGCAGCTGGCGAACGCCATCAAGCGCGGGCGGCTCTTCCTGCGTGACCAGCACGCCGTTGAGCACGCTGTAGACGCTGAAGAACTCACCGGTTCCGCCATCGCCAGACCAGGCCCAGGTGGCGGTGCGCTGCGTGCGGCCAGCGCCAGCCTCCTGGTAGTTGCGGGTGCCGACTGCAGGATCGCGCAGGCTTGCGTCTTCCAGCTCGGTGACAGTGGTCGTCACGACCCGGACGCCGATCTGGATGCTGCCCGTGGTGGGGATGGTGAACGTGCCCTGAGCCACGTCACGCACAGCGCCCAGCACGTAGACGGCGCCGGCTTCCATCTGCACAGCGCCGGTCTGAGCGTTGATGCTGGCGGAGCCGCCGCGCACCACAGCGCCGTCCTTGAACAGGACGTTGGCGATCTTCTGCAGACGATCGCTGAAGACCGACTGGATCTCGTTCAGCTCGGCAGACTGCAGGCCCCGGCTCGCCCGGAACAGCAGTTCGTCGTAACGATCCGTGGGGTCGAACCGGTTGTAGTAGCCCTGCAGTGTCATGGCGGCCTCAGAAAGTCAGGACGAACTCAAAGGTTTCACGGGTGGCTGGCGTCCTGATGATCGCCGCCACATGCTCCAGCAGATACAGCGTGCCGGGGCTGGTGACCTGGGCCGCTGTGAAGAACATCTGCCCTGCAGGGAGCCCAGCCTGTGTTTGCGTGTCCAGGAAGAGCCCGGTCTCGCGGATGGTGCCTGTGCTGGCGTTCTCGAAATCGAGAGTGAATCGCAGATACAAGTAGTTGGTCTGCGTCAGGCTGACGTCGTAACGGCCATTTGGCAGAGTGATGGCGCCCTGTGCCGCCGGCGTCACGAAGGAGACCTGCGCTGCCTTGCGGTAGCCGATCGCCGAAAGCAGCGCCGAAGAGCTGATGCTCTCGGGCGGCGTTCCGTCATCGTCCCAGGAGGCGTTGCCGGAGCCCACGCCGAGGAAGATGTTTCGCGCCGCGACGGAAGCGGCCAGGCCGGCCCTGCCAGTCGTTACGAGGGTTGCCATTCGGCCATGGCCTCCTGTGTCGTCATCATTCTAGGGGGAGCCTAAGTCGAGGTCTCATGCGCGCTTGTGATCAGCGGCGTCGACTCATTCCAATAGCCAATCCACCCGCCACGGGTGAGCCAGCTGCCAAACAGCGTGAAGTCCATCACTGTTGAGTGAACGCTGAAGCGAGAGATGCCGGCGATACCCTGCCGGTCTTCGAGAGCTTCTGCCTGATGCGCACGCTCCAGCCGCTCCAGGATCTCGGCGTACTCAAAGCGGCTGACGTGCTCGCTCAGCACGCCCTCGCCAGTGATACCACTGGCCTCGCTGAGCTGCAATGCGCCGAAGCCGAACTCGGCCTCGTAGCGCGGCGAGAAGCAACCGTTCGTGTCGCCGAGGACAGCGCCATCGCTGAGGTAGATGCCGGCCTTGGCGAATCGCAGCGCCGGCTGGATGCGGTTGATCAGCCCGGCCCAGTCGAGGCCCTGATCCCACGTGTGACCAGCCCATCCTGCTGACGGCTGCCACCAGGGCCCGTAGAGGTCGAAGTGATTGCGGGAGACGGTGACCTGATCGGCCTGCAGATGCCAGGTGCGCCACTCCAGCTCATCAAGCACGCTGCAGCTGAGGATGTTCCGGTCTTCGTAGACGCCGCCGTCGGTGCGAGTGCGCTCGATGGCAAGACTGAAGACCGCGTCAGCGGTGAGGTTGGTGGCGTCAGTGAACTGGCGGCCGAACGACAGCTGCGGCCAGTCCTCGCGCAGGTAGACGCCGGTATCGTCGCAGAGCCAGCTGCCGCCGCTCAGCAGGTGATCATCAAGGCGGAACCGGCGGTGGTCATAGCCGCCGTAGATGCGGAACAGCCGGCTGCGCACCGGCGATGACAGCCGGCTGATCTCGATGACGCTGTTGATGAAGTCGAGACCGTTGGGCGCCTGATCGAGGCCCAGCTGGTAATCGGCCCAGCGGAGCGTGCCGGCTTCCGACTCCTCGATCTCGGCATCGAAGCCAACCCAGGCAAGGCCGATCTCAACAGCGCGACGCGTGCCGCGCACACGCTGCCACTGCACGCCATCGGCCAGCGCCTGCCGCAGATCGGGAACGAACGGCAGGATCTCGCCCAGTCCGTATTCGTAGATCAGCCAGGGCACCACCGAGTCGGGGATGTTCTCCCGCTTGGCGTTGCGGATGCGCTGCGCTGCTGCGCCAAGACGCGGCAGGATGTCGCCGGAGAGCGACAGATCCCGCTCCAGCTGCGTCGCGTTACTGGGCAGCAGATCGAGCGCCGTCATCGGTCATATCCGGCCATCGTGATCGTGATGGTCCCGAGCGCCACGGCGGTGGTGTCGTTGGCCGCGGCCACTGCGCTGGGGCTCACCAGCTCGACGCGCTGCACGCCGGGGATGTGCAGCCGGCTGATCAGCCAGCTCGGGGTGAGGTCCCAGCCAAGGCCCGACTCGGCGCGGAAGTCGGCGCGGATCGCAGCCTCCAGGCCCTGCAGGATGGTCGGCGACTGATCGGGGTAGAGGTAGACGTTGGCCGCCACGTTGACCTGCACGATGTTGGCGCTGATCACTTGCACCGTGTCGGTGATCACGCGCACGCTGCTGGACTGCACGTAGTCGTCGACCGCTTCGAGCAGCTCCGGGCTGGCGGCGCCGTCGCCAGCGCTGCCGATCGCGGCGGTGCGCACGCGGGCGCGGAAGGTGTTGATCGGCTCCAGTGGGCTCTGCACCCGGGTGACCCCGTAGGTCTGGCCGAGCGCCACCAGCTCGGTCTCGGTGGCCTCGGCGATCAGCTGCGCCTCCAGGCTCAGGATGGCGATCCGCACCTGGCCAGCGTCTGGGCTGGTGACCAGGGCGTCGGCCACGCGGTTGTCGGCGGTCAGGGTCTGGTAGCGATACCAGGCTGCGCCGCCGGCGGTGGAGCTGCCCTTAATCCGCTCGATGGTGCGCTCGCGCAGCTGGGCGTCAGTCTCGGGCGACTGGCGGTTGACGCCATAGAAGGCCGCCAGGTGATCGAGGTCGCCGCCGGCGGCGAACGCCAGCAGCGTTGCCTTGAAGGCGTCGTTCACGCGCTGCCGCAGGATCAGCTCGCGGTAGGCGAAGACCTGCAGCAGCTTCACCGCCGGGTCGCTCTCCAGCAGTGCGGTGTAGTCCGGGTGCCGATCGAGGAAGTCCTCCATCAGCTGGCGGAAGATCGTCTCGAAGTTCAGCTCCTCGATCAGCTCGGGCTCGGGGAGGTTGCTGATGGTGAAGGTCACAGGAAGCCTCCGATGCGCAGATCCTGGAGCGTCACTTCCCGGCCATCAGGCAGGTAGGTGAAGGTGAGGTCCATGGAGACGTAGCCCTGGCCGACCTCGTTGAGCTGAACTCTCTCGCATCGTAGGCGGGGCTCCCATTTGGCCAGCGCGTCGACGGTCTCGGCGCGCAGCGCTGCGATCAGCGACTGATTGACCGGGCGATCCACCAGGCGCGGCAGGTTGGAGCCGTAGTCGCGGCGCATTACCCTGCTGCCCTTGGGCGTGGTGAGGATGTCCACGACCGACTGGCGCAGATGATCGAAGCCGCCAAGGGAGGATCCAGCCTCCCGACTCATGCCCCTCATCTACCGGGCCTCCGTGTGGGCCGATTCTAGGCGGGCTCAGTTGAGCCGCCCTGTTGCTGCTGCGGCTGGTTGAACTGGATCTGGCAGTCGCCGCTCGACGGGTTCTGCTGCTGCTGTTCCGGCGTGCGCCTGTCGGGCTGGCGCGTGTTCACGTTGGGGTCGCGCTGCAGCGGCGTGCCGACGTTGAGCAGGCTTTCGAGGTTGACCTGCCCGCTGTTGACAAAGCTGGCGATCATCGAGCCGGGCTGCACCTCGCCGTGGAACAGCATCTCCCAGGTGGGCACGATGCTGTTGGTGTTGATGGTGTCGGCCAGCGCGTTGTCGGTGATCGCCGCCATGCCGGAGCGCAGGCCCTGCATCAAGTTCTGCGGGGTCAGCTCGCCGCCGCCGATGGGCTCACCGTCCACCAGGAAGCTGCCGCCCTGCTGAGCGCTGTCCAGCACACCGCTCACAGTGGTGGCCAGCTGCGCCACGCCATTGGGCAGCAGTCCGCTGCCCTGGGCCGCCTGCACCAGCTGGTTGACGTTGATCTCGCCGCCGCTTACCCAGCCGCTGATCGCCTGGAATCCATCGAAGACGCCGCCGATGCCAGGCACCTCCAGCCCAAAGCTGCCCGCCACCTGCGTGGCGAACTGAGCCATTCCCCACGGATCCGCCAGCAGCTGCTCCGGGTTCTGGATGAAGCCCATCACGTTGCTCAGCGGCCCCAGCACGTTGGGCACGCCGAGCGCGTTGAACCCGGCGCCGAGGATGTCCGAGGGGATGGCGCTCATCAGGCCGTTGTTGCCGAGAAAGCTGTTCAGGTTCATCGGTGCGCCGATGCCCTGCACCAGGCCGTTGAACAGCCCGCCGAAGTTGCCGAAGTCGCCGATGGCGCCGGCCATGGTCGTCAGGCCGAAGCCGCTGATCAGGCTGCCGGCGATGCCGAACACGCCGCCTTGGTTGTTGAGGTGGATCGGATCGCCGAGGAAGTCGAGCGCCGCGTTTCCCTGCAGCTGTTTGTCCATGCCGATCACCTTGTCGGACAGCAGCAGCTTCCCGGTCACATGCACCGCGTCCGCGTCGAGCTTGATGAACGGGCTCTTGATGTCCACCTGGCCGCAGGCGTGCACTTTCACCGAGCCCGGCGTCTCAACCCGCACCAGGTTCTTGCCCTTGTCGTATTCGAGCAGGGTGCCGTCGCCAAAGAGCTTGCGCCACACGCTGTCGCGCGCATCGCCCAGCGCGCCAAACTCATAGCCCTCGGCTCGATCGCCGAACGGCGCGTCGTCCTTGTGCATGAACTGGGACGACATGATCATCCCGTTGGTCAGCTCGCCGCCGGGCGCGAAGACCTGCACCGCGTCGTCGACGCGCGGCGGATCCCACGACGACAGGCCGCCTCGCGTGGAGGATGCAGAGACTTCGAGCACGGGCAGCCATGCGGTCTCGATGCAACCGCCGGGCGATCCCTCCTCACCGATGCACACGCGCACCAGGCGCTTCTCAAGATCAACCTCCTTCACCTTGCCGGTGCGGAGGATGTTCTCGGTGTTGCGCGCGCCCTCGGTGTTCTCGAATTGGCCGACGCCGCCGGTGCGGCGACTACTCCGTGGGACCTGAAAGCTCACGACGCACCAGCTCGAACAGGTAGCGGCACAGTAGCGGCAGATCTCCCGGGCCTTCGATCGTTGAGGTGCCGGCGGCGTAGAACTTGGCGGCCAGGTGCCTCACGCCCTGCTGGTAGAGGTGGCCCTGCTTCTCCAGCGGGACAGGCTGCCCGATCGACTGATCTGCAGCGGCGATCGCAGCGCGCAGCAGCGCATCCATCTGCTCGGCGTTGTAGTCCTTGAGTCCCAGGAACGATGCCAGCTGGGCTGCATTCAATTCCGGCTGAGCATCGGCCGCTGGAGCAGGTGCGGCCTTCCTGGCTGTGGTGCGCTTAGTCGCCATTGCCATTCACCATCTCGTCGAAGTCTACGGATCCCTGCGGATGATGAGCCCGCAGAATGATTGTCGTAATGCCCGGGGCCGGGCAGTTGTCTGGGTAGTCTCGATCCCACAAGCCGAAGTCCACGCCGAGCCGGCTGGCCAGGTAGCGGGCTTCGTAGGTCATGCGCGCAGCGCCGATCGGCACCTCAGGCTCGCGGTCCACATCGCTCTCGGTGCGGCGCAGGCGGAAGCGCGCGGTCTCCAGGCCAGTCACCAACAGACCGCCCATCGCCTGCTCGACGCCGAGGCACAGCGCATCGAGTCGATCATCCACATCGTCGAGGCCCAGGGCCAGGCACTCGATGTGAATCATCAGGGTGCGCTCGTCGGATCCGTCCCATTCGGTCACGCTGATCGACTGGTTGTCCTCTTCCCTGGCGGTCACCAGGATCAGGGGCAGCTCATCCGGGTCGATCTCAATGGTGCGCTGCGCGTAGACGCGATCCTCGGCCGGCGTCCAGTAGCCGTCGTCGGGCAGCTCGGCCGCAAGGTGATCACGCACGGCATGGCGCAGCTGCTGTCGGGGGTGCGTGCCAGGCATCAGCTCACCTTGTGCAGGAACAGGGTGAAGCCGGTATGGCCATCAGGCCGCGCGTCGCGCACCCGGAAGGTCTCGCCGCGAGCGGTCACCGCGTCGCCTTTCCTGGGCGTGATCGGCAGATCGCGGGCGTCGATGCCCGCCACCGGCTGAACAGTCGAAACGGGGCCGCCCGTCTCCGGGTCGGCCCCGATGTAAGCGTCCTGGTACATGGCCTTGATGGCCCAGGACTGCTCGCCCCTGGCGTAGGTGATCGGCTCACCCATCACCTGGATGGAAGCCCTGAGCGCTCTGTTGGCCAGGTCGTTGAGCATCAGCTGTGCCCCAGCGTGTGGCCGAGGATCTTCACCAGCACGTCATTTCCTTTCACGAGAACGATGATGCCCACGATGGGATGACTCCCGCCGTGGTGGACCACCTTCTTTGTGGCTGGATCCCAGTGGGCGTGATCGCCCTGGGCGACGACAGCGAGGGGGTCCTTGGTGAACCAGAAGACCCCATCGCAGCAGATCACGCCAGTGCCGCCCGCCGGGATGTCGGTGACGGCCACGCCGACCAGATCGCCCAGAATCACCAGCTCGCCGCTGGCGTAAGCAACCGATGGGGTGACATCGAGGTGCTTACCGTTCTGGGCGAAGTTCCGCATGGCCGTTCAGTATCAGTCGAGTCGCACACGCGCTACCGCATCAGCGGTAGCTTTTGCAGCCAGGAACACGCCGATCCGGGTGTTGTTGGTGCTCACCGGAGTTACCCGACGCGCGCCGCTGGCGTTGTCCCAGTAAGCGATAGCGCCCACCACGGCGTCGGTGCTGGCGCCGGTGGCGGCGGCCAGGTCATAGACGCCCTCGGTGTCGATGTTGATGGAGGCGCCAGAGGCGCCGTCCACCACACACACGCCGAACAGGCTGCCGACCAGCACGCCCTCACCCGACAGGCGGGCGTAAGGCA